CGAGCTTCGCTCTCAGCTTTCATGTACCATAAGTATCCAGAAGCACCAGCTTCAGTAGTAACTTCAATCCAACCAATTTGAGCTAGATTAGAAGCATCAACGTTGTAGTGGTCACGTAGAATAATAGGCTTATTGCTAAATGTTTTTACATCAGGCTCAACAGCTTGACCAGGCGCTTCAGTTGCACCTGAACCTTTAGCAAACTCAGAACCAAATACAAACATTTTACCAGCTATAGCTGTTCCAGCTCCTAATGCAGCTACCGCAGTTGTATCTCCATAAATATCAACTTTAAGAGCTCCGGTACGACCATTACTATCTGTTACAAAATCACTAATACGAGCTTTAACTTCTTTACTGCCGTCGGTTGTAGTAAGAACCACAGTATGACCTTTAGCTAATAAATCAGCCTGTGCTTTTGCTGTAACAGCGCCGTCAGCTTGAATAACTACACCTGTAGTTGAATCTGGGTCATTAGCATTTATTTCTACAGTAAACGCTGCATGTAATCTACCTTGCTCAGACCATACAACACGGTCAGATTGTAAAGGCATTTCTGCACCTACCATAGATAAGAATCCAGAAATAGTACGCTTTCCAAAACGCTCTACTTCTTTTTCAAGAACTTCTGGTAATTCAAATGAATCACTAAAGTTCATTGCGCTAAGAGCGATATAGTTTTCGCCAGTAGCTTGCTTAATAGGACGTGGAGTTACACCACTAGTCCCAATAGTTAATGTTGCCATTTTTAATTAAGTTTTAAATGGGTTATTTTCTAGTTTTAATTTTAAGCCTAGAACCACTTGTACTCGGATTTAGCACTTTATAGGTAACACCATTTGAAGCTGTGACTTTTTCATGCACCCCTCTCGGGTCCATATCAACATTCTTCGATTTAGCTACACTATCTTTTAAAGCGTCTGTACGACCTTGCTCATAAAAGTGTTGTGCAATTTGATCCGGGTTCATAGCTGTAAACAAAGATTTGTGGTAACCCTTAGCATCTGACATCTCACCGTTTTTATCTAAGAACTTCTTGATAAAGTTATTGATGTCGCCTTGAGTTTCACTAACCTCCTTAGCGTTCTTAACATTAAAGCGGTATTTTTTTTCACCTACATTAAAATCGAAACCTTCGAATTTATCGCTGAAAACTTTTGCGCTTTCTTGTTTAAAACGATCCGTTTGTCTTTTAGCTATTTTAGCAGACTCTTCGCTTTCTTTTGTATAGCGATTAAAAAAATCAACCGCTTTTTGCTGTTCTGGATTTAAGCGTGATCCCGCTTTAATCTCATCGTAATATCTATTTTTAAGATTGTCTAAATGATTTTTAGCTTTTGCAAGCTCTTGCTTTCTTTCAACTTTTTTACGGCGAACCTCACGCTCGTCATCAATTTCTTCGTCATAAGAAAACTTATCTTCCATTAAAAAAGTAATATCTTCTGCATCTAAATTTGGATTAGCAGTTTGATAATATTCGCGCAATAACGCGTCTTCATTTAATGAAGAATAATCAACATTAAGTTTTACATAATCTTCTAATGTGCCGCCTGTTTCATTCATAAAGTCTACAACTTTTTGAATATTTTCAGGAAGCTCTACCCCGGCTTCTTTAGCCTCTTCAATTGCTTCTTCAACTTCTTCTTGAAGTTCTTCAACAACCTCTTCAACAACCTCTTTAACCTCTTCGTTGGTTATTTCCTGTAATACAGGTTGTTCCTCTTGTGCTACCTCTTGCTCTTCAACAACATCTTCATTGCTGACACTTTCTCCGGTAGTCTCTTCATTTGTTTCTTCGATGTTTTCCTCTCGTACTCCTTCGCTAGTTTCGGATTCGTCGCGTACAGAAATCTCATCTGTGCTTTGCTCTTGAACGGCATTTTTACTAAAATCTAATTTAACGTCGCCGTCGTCATTAACGCCAACAATTGGTGTAACTTCTTCACTCATGATAAAATATTATATAATTATATACTGTTATTATTACTTAGGATCAAAGGTTCCTAAACCGAAACCACCGCCTAGTACGTCGTTGCCGCCAGACTCAAATTGTTTAGGCGATCCGCCGCTTTGGCGTTGCTCTATTAATTCACTTTGCTGGCTAGCTTGTATTTTTGTTCTTTCGTCTTTACGATCTTCTTTTTCTCTATCTCTAGATTTTTGTCCTTCAACTTCCGCCCCCCTAAGCTGCATGTTATAATTAAACTCAAGCTCCATAAGTTGCTTTTTAAGCTCAACCTCTTGCGCCATTTTTTGTTGATCAATTTGCGCTTTAAGTTGTTCAAGCTGCATTTGTATTTGAACTTTAGCTTGGTCTTTTTGCACCTCAGCTTGAGCAGCGACTTGTTGGGCCTGTGCGTTAGCTTGCGCTTGTGCTTGTATATTTTGCTGCTGCATAGTTTGATCACGCTGTAATTTTTTCTTACGGCGTAATTTTAATAACTGATTAGCTAATTTAAGGTTTTTTACTTCTCTAATATCAATAGCATCTTCTAAGTCAACTAAGCCTGCTGATAATGCTGTTTGTATATTATTTTCTAATCTAGCTTTTTCTTCTTCGTCTGGTGTTAATTCTAAGAATATACCAAAGTCGTGCATATGCAAATCACCTAGCTCTGCTAATGTCATAGTATTAAATCCGCCTATTTTTTGCATAAACGCTTTAGAAGCATCGCTATATTCTAAAACATCTGAAATACGCAAAGATAAACACTCAGCTAGTTCTTTAGTTAAAAACAAACCAGAATCTAATATATGACGAGTTGCTGTATTAGAGTTTGCAGCAGCTAATTTTTGCACACCCACTAAAGCTCTAGAATCGGGTACGGATCCATCACGCGCTTCATTAAGACCGGTTACATCACGAATCATTTGCATATAATAGTTATATGTAGTAATAAGTGTCTGTAGCTTTTGGCCACCTGATCCTGTTTGCAAAGGCTGAATTGGTACTTTACCCGGATTCATATCACCTTCTTGCGTAAACGAACGGCCTATAACAGAACCTGTTTGGAAAAACATGTTTAGCGCTTCTTGCGGATTGTAATTTGTGCCATTACCTAAATCTATTTCAGCTAAGCCGTCTACATCAAGATAAACACCATCAGGCATCATCTTTTGCATAACTTGCTGCAATTTCAAATGAGTAATTTGAATCATATCCGCAAAACCGATACATCGGCTTACAAGAGACTCTATTCTTCCTTTATACATTCTAGGCGCTACAATACTATAGTTCATTTTAACTTTAGTACTATCGCTTTTAGGACGCATCATATTTTTACACAGCTCCCATTTAAGAATTATATCTGTGCCTAAAATCATAACACCGTCATATAAAACTTCTAAAGATCTAGATAATATACCAAACTCTTCGCTGTCTGCAGGCGGTTTATATTGATCGTCACGTTCAATAGACTTATTAGCACCTGTTGCGGTTATTTTTGTTTTATAAACTTCATTCATATAAGTTTTATAATTAAAATATAAAACTTGAACTAAGTTATTATCTTTTCTTCTATCGTCGGTATAAATTTTATTTCCTGTGCCGTGATATTGCTTGCCGCCTTGATCTTGTATATTTTTAAGATCTTCGTTTGTTAAATGAGGAAACTGCTTTGCAAGTTCATTAATTGGCATTGTTTTTATTTCGCCAACATAATATAAATCTTCAAAGTATGGTGATTCTGTATGTGAATAAACTATATCAGCTGGATCAACATAATCTACGGTAATTCCTTCAGATTTAGAATAAGAATTTTTTACTGCGGCAATACCAATTGTAGCTAAATCATAATATGTTCTTCTTTTAATAAGATCATAGTTGTTGCCGTCTAATAAAGTATTAATAGCGGTTTCTTCTGCTATTTCTATGCTTTGCTTATAATTAAGCTGCATATGTAGCTCTAGCTCTTCTTTTGTTTCCGGTAAATTTTCAGGATCGTTTTCGTACATATTTATACCAAAGGTTTCCTGAACAAAATTATTATAATCTTTAGTTTGCATATCTCTAATCATAGACTCCATGTATTTAGTGCGTTTTTCAACACCATAAGGATCTTGAGAATATGCTTTTACATCAAAAGTTCTATCGGCAATACCATTTACAACTATATCTACAAACTTAGATAATATAGGTACAGGCTTCCAGTCTAAATTTAAATAAGATAAATCACCATTAATAGATAGTTCATCTTTATATTTCTGTATACTTTGCTCACCTCTAGCATATAACCGTAAATTGTGATAAGAGTTTTGATTACTTCTATATCTTGCTGTACCGTTATCGTTATTAAACCACTCTTGCTGAATAGCTCGCCCAACTTTAAGACCGTATTCTTCAGAAGCTTTTTCTTGATCGCTAGCCACTTGGCTCGGAAAGTAATTGCCGTAGCTCGTATAAGCCATATTATTTTATTATTTTTGAAGTGAAACCATCTTGCTTATATTTAGCAATATTAAGGTTTAATTTTTGTTTTTGCACCTTAGCAACAGGCCTGTATAAATCTTTGTGACACGCCATAATTGCTAAACCAGAACTAATAGCGGCGTCAAACTTTGTTCTATTGTTTATATCAAACTTAGACCAATCGTTTAAAGTATCATTAAAATACATATTGCCATAAACGCCTTCGGCTATTAGGCCAACATGGTCGTTGATATACATTTCAATTGCAGCAGCATGCGCTTGCTTCATATCCATGCTAGAATTTGGTATACCACCTATTTCTTTTTCAGTTACGGAAAGCTTGTTCCATAATCTGTCAGGCCGGTTCATCGAATAACCTCTATATCCTCTTCTTTTAAAATGATATAATAACCTAGGTTTGTTATTCTCAGCAAGTATTGGCATTCCGTAAAACACACACGCCATTAGTACGTCTTCGAAAAATATCTCTGCTGTTTGAGGCCTAGCTATGTATTCTAAAAAGAATGAGCTAGGTGGTGCATCTTCCATTGTAAACTTAGTAAGTCCGTGTAATGCACCTTTAGAGCCCTTGCCGTCAGTCGTTCCTGAAATATCGTAGCTATCACAACCAAATGCACCTATGTGTTCATTGGCTGGATATTTAATACCGTTTTTAGTAATGTATTTGTTTTGAAGATGCGCTCCTGGAATCCAGGATACTTTAAATCTTCCTTGCGGGCTTGGTATAAATATAACATCTGTATCTTTTACACCGTTAACCCATTGAAAATTACCCTGCGTTATAATATTACTATTACGCAAATCTTCATTATAATCAACTTGTTCGTATATTTTTGCTAAATTAAATATACTATTTTTTGTTTCATCGCGAAAAGCGTGTTCTTCTGTGCGAGGAAATTGTCTATAATATTCGTTTAAAGCGTCTTGATCGTTTCTTAAACCTTCAACTTCGTTTTCCCAATAATTTATAACACCTTGTTCTATTTCATCGCCCCAC